TGCCCGCCAAATACGTAAGGTACTTGCATAGAAGTGTGGAGTTTGTCAAAACCCACAACATAGCCCCAACGTTGGACTTCGATTACACGGATGACGAGATTGAACGGATTGCTCGAATGAGTGTAACTGGTGGCCGGCGTGGCATGGACCACATCCCCATGACCTGCGGCCAGCTTCGTGCCCGCGCGTACGCATGTGGGGATTTGGTCCCCGAGGGCTGTGTTGCGCACTCAGATGCACAGTACGAGGGGGGTATTGGGCTGACCGAGTTGCACCCAGAGGTGTTGAACCGGTTCAATTTCACTCGGAGAAGTTATTACTACGTCTCCCGTGGAGTTGGGCCGGACCCACTAAACCCGGTGTTGCTGAGCAACGGTCAGTACAATCCCGGCTGGATTGCATCTGTGCAGTTCGACAACATGTCCTATACCCTGACTTTTATCGGGCATCATGGGACGTGCTCGTACTACCGAATGAAGATGGCGGCGCACAATGTGCCGAAAAAAGGACTCTTCTCTTGTCCTAGGTTTTTACGGGAGGCGTGTGAGGAGGTCGGCGCATGGGCGTCTGCGAACGGACTGGCCAGACAGCCAAAAGCATGCGTTAAACACGCGACAAATCTCCCGGGGCGGGAGCTAGAGCCTAAGTCTCTGGCAGGGTTTGCTGGTGCCAAGCGGGCGGAGTGGGCTTTGACGGCTCAGTACGCACGTGAGGATTTGCGCGGGGCGTACCACACCCTGTTCATCGAGAATGCTGATGACCAGAACTTGACCCCCAAGGCTGCCCTCTTGGGGCTCAGATCCCAGAAAGGGACACTGGAGTCAGAGTTTGGGAAGAAGGGCTATTGCACGCCGGCACTGAGCGACCCAAAACGGTGCGCGAGCTGCGGTGCATCCCCCCCCAAAAACAAATACAAGTGGAAACACCGGGAGTGCAACGATTGTCAGGATAAGTTGAAGAAGTGCGGTGCCGTCTCTACGATGGGCTTGCAGATTCAACAGAACCTCACTGTCGCCGCGGGCCACCCGGGGCGGGTACACTTGAACTCTTCCACCCTGCCACCAAAAGCGAGCAAGTGGGCAAAGGTTGATATTCCGAAAGGCGCGATCACGATGCACAGGTCGGAAGTGCCGTGGTTGCGGAATTCGAAGAAATCCCGTATCCCAGAAGCTGGTCGCTTGTATGAGGTGGAGAAAGGGGACCTCGCCAAGATAGACACCAGTCTTGAGCGACCAAAGCGCGAATGTGTTCTCGCGGGAATTGGTGTCTCGGGGTGTTACCCCATGGTGACGCGGAAGGGCACATACTCAAGAATGCAGGCGCTAATTGGGCGTGCCTTTCTCGCTAAACCCACGTCGTCCCCAGCCGCCTGGGCAGTGATGGACACTTTTAAGGAAGTCCTCCTGCACCCGCGTGCACTCGATGGGGAACGAATGACGGTTGAGTCTTGGATTGCAAGTATGCCGGCTCGTCGCAGACGCGCACTTGAGCGAGCATACGCCGAGTACCTCAACGATGGCGGGTTGAGTGACAAGGATTTGACTTTTTCCGCATTTGTTAAACAGGAGCTCCTCGCGAGCTATGAGAAGTTCAACTGGTGTGAAGCAAAGCCACTTCGAGAGTCGATCGCTCGCATGATCATGGCGCCCAAAGACAAAGCGCATATTGTCGCCGGCCCGATCATAAAGCCCAAGTTGGAGCGCTTGAAAAAGCACTGGGGATCTGACAATTGGCTGTTCTACGGTGCCACCACACCGGAGAACCTGCAGGGTTGGTTGGATTCCAGTATCCAGGGCTGTGAGGATGGAGAAGTTTTCGCCTTTTGGTGTGACTACTCCATGTTTGATTGCACACACTCCGCGGAGAGTATGCGTCTTGTCGAGGGTTATTACTCCGAGATGCTAACGGACCCTGAGTTTGCGCGACTGATTGCAGCCTGGAGAGCCCCAAGAGGCAGAA